GCCATGCGTAAGTCTTGGATGTTTATGTTGATCGAGGCTGCTTTTTGTAAGCCGTAAGTCTTCTGATCCCACCTTTCGGCCAGCCACTGCCTGGTTCGGATGCGCTGGACATCGCGCTGCGGATGCTCCACGTCCATGTCGTCCGCAATGGTCATTGTCTCCACCGCCAACTTATCGGCGGCTATCGCGCGCGCACGCGCAATTATAGAGGGATCGGTATCTTCGATCCATTGCTCTAGCGCCCTGCGCCCAATGCCGAGTTCGTAGCAGATCGTTGTCTGTGACTTGCCTGCCTCAAACATGGACACGATCATGTCGTGAGGCAAATCCTCAAGCAGAGCCATGTCCTCTCTGAATTTCGGTCTTCCTGCCACGCTCAGAACCTCCTCAGAGCCGTTTTAATCCGCTGGACGATGTCCAGTACCCATTGCTTAATTCGCTGCATTCTTGAGCCTTCCTGCGAGTTTGGTGTCGAATTTCTTTTCCATGACTTCATTGTCATCGAATTTCAAGTCGTTTTCAAAGTCATCAAATCCTGTTGCACCGCCCAGCTTGAAGTCTGCTGTTGGTTTGAATGCTGTGACTTTGGCTGTTGGGAATAGTTCTTTGATCTTGATGACCTGTTGCATACGCTCATCGGCCATCAATGCCTCAATCTCTTCCATTGCCCAGATATTCTGATTGCTGATGTCTTGACGCTCCCGCTGGATAGCCACGGCCTCGTTGACCGTTCTGACAATCACCATGACCTGGCCGTTTTGCATCTCCCACTCAATCCTCGGGATGCTGTCGCTGGCCGGTGATATACCTTGATCGGCTGCCCACTGATCCAGCACGCCATACGCTCTGATCATTCCCGCCAGGCTTGAATCGAATTTCGCCTGATCCTTTGCCGTGACTGCTTGCTGCAATCTGGCGTTCTGAATCCAGAATTTCTCTCTAAGTTGACTGTCTACTAAAGTAATCAGTCGATTTTCTCCCCATTTCCTGTCGCTGACTGCCTTTACTGACTCCAACTCCACCAGTTTGGATTGAACGTAAATCGTCCAAGGGTCTGCTTGTGGGCTTGGACTCGTTGCTGGTGGATGCTGTCTGCTCTTTTGCTTTGTTGCCATTTTGATTTCCATTCTCTTACGACATGACATTACGGACAACGATAAGCGACAAACCTCCGAGTCTTAGACTCTCGGTTTGTCTTGTCGCTATCGGGACAGACAAAGCGCGACAAAGTCGCTATTTGTCGCTGTGCTTTCTGTATGTTCATACAGTATTAAAACTCATTCTGATTGCTTGGTTTGGACATCAGCCATACAAATTTGTCTCTGATTCCGATCAGTCCAGCCTCTGATAACCGTTCCTGAGCGCGATTCCATGCCTTGTTAAACGATGCTTTCTGGATGCTATTTGAGTCATCTGTGATGCCCTTCTTTGACCGAAATTCATTGTGCCAATCGTCCAAATAAACAACCATATGCTGGTTGCCCTCAATAAACTTTAATACTCCTTTTGCTTTTAATACATTTTCAAGGCTGACCATTTCCATGGTCTGATTTTTGCCACTGCCTGAGTTGCTTTTAGTCTTCTTTTCAGCCGCAAATTTGACCGCCTCATCGCTGGCCTGTACTGCTAGGCTGGTGATCGGGTCACCTATTTGCAGCGATCCAGCTGGCGGCGCGAGTTCCACGCTGACCATTTCAAAGCCGATTCTTGTGCCGTCCTCACCGTCCTTTTGCTTGGCTGTGCGGATGATGCCTTTCATAGAGTCCTCAAACCTAATCAATTCCAGTTCGGTGTCTACCGCGCCTAAGAGGCTGGAGTGGCCGCGCAGTCCTTTGGTGGCATCCTTGCCGCTGTGGTGCAGGATCATCAAGGCGCAGTCCTGAACGATCTGCTGGATGCGTCCGCAGCTGGAGATGAACGAACCCATGTCGCTGGAATCGTTCTCGTTGCCGCCGCCAAAGGCTCTGGCTAAGGTGTCGATGATGATCAGCTTGAAGTCGATACCAAGTTCGGTGACAAGGTTTTCTACTGCAATCATGAGCGCGTTAAAGTCCTCCACGCTTGATCTCAGGTTTAGCTGGTGCCTGATAACGTAGATCGGCGCGCCATCCTCAGTACCGTGGTGCTGCTTGATGGCCTTGATCCTTGCGCCGACACCGCCAAACCCTTCCCCGCACAGGTACAGCACCGCGCCTTGCTCTGTCACCTCGTTCCCCATCCACGTCCTGCCGGTCGCTATCGCCTCGGCAATGTCCAAGGCAATGAACGACTTGAACGAGCCTGGCGGCCCGAACAAGGCGCTGAAACTACCTACCGGCAGCACCTTGTCTATCATCCACTTCACCGGCTCGTCTTGGATGCTGTCCCAATGCTCAATGTTGATCTGCTTTGGCGGCTTGGCTTGTACTGCTGGCGCTGGCTCTGTTTCAAATTCCTTGGCGATGTCCGCTGATAGATTCCACGCGGCCATGGTGACTTCCACCACTGAATTTGTAATTGGATTCAACCTTTCGGGCATTGTTACCTGATCCACACTTGTGATGATTAGCGCTGCCTTGACCAGCGCCACCAGCTTCTCTCTGCCTGCGCCAGCCTCAATGAATTCATAGGCATCATCTCCTTGGCCTTGCAGGCCGAGGTCTACTACCTTGACCGACTTGGCGATGGGAAGTATTGCTTGGGCCGCCTTGTGCGCGTACTGCCAGCCAGGCGTGTCGTTGTCCGGCAATATGATGACCTGAGCGCCAGCAAAATACTCGGTGATAGCCTCCGGCCAGCTGCCGGCACCAGTGTGCGCCGTTGTTGCGATCATGCCAATGCTTGTGATGGCATCTGCGGCTTTCTCGCCTTCCACCAAGAAGATATTCCTGCCTGCTGTCTTTGCGTCCAGCAATGCGGGTAAGTTGTACGGCACTATGCGCGCGTCCCCAAGGCTTGAGTGCCTACGGCCATCAGCGTCAACCTTGTACAGCCGGTAAGTCTTTCCTGCCTCGCCTACCTTGTACCGCTGCTTGACGAATACCGTTGTCCTGTCCTCGTCCTGATACTGCCACTCCTGCTCCAAGATATTGCGCGGTATGGGTTTGATGTTTGCGAGTGGGTCGGGGCGTTCCATGAGTTCCGGCAACAGGTGCAGTTCCCTGATGGTCTGGAACACGTCCTCCTGACTGCATCCACCGTGACAGTGGAACAGCGGCACGCCGTCATCATTGATGTCTATGCTGAGACTCGGATTCTTATCGCCGTTGCCTTTGCCGTGACCAGGCACTGGGCAGCTGGCTACCCACTGACCGTTTGCTTTCTTTGCGTTGCCGAGCGTCTTGGCTATTTGTTCTGCTTGCATATTGCCTCTACTTCTTGTATGCGTTGTCCGATCCACGCCATCACAGGCACTGCCATGCTATTGCCCAATGCTTTGTAGCGCGGGCCATCAGGCGTAGGTTTGCCCTTGGCTTGGATGTCGGTGTAGTTATCGCCAAAGCCTTGGAGTCTCTCGCATTCTTTTGGTGTGAGTCGGCGTACTGCCATTGATGATTGATATACCGAATACACCTGTTGCGTCACCTCAGATGACTGTGGCGATCTGCTTGGATCGTTGGCGGCAGTAAGAGTAGGTGCGACAACTGAATGCGCCACCGCCATCGGATTCTTGGCTTGCAGGGTTTGCGTCATGTCCACATCTGTCTGCGGGTTTGACATCTGGCCGCTGAATGCAATGGGTTGCGGAATTAATCGGCCTGTATATGCATCTTGTCCACTGTATGAACCTGGATGAGTATCGGCACATAAAGCGCCAACAGTTTCATGAATAACAAGTGGAGTCTGGTTGCTGATACCGGCAGTTCCACCTGTATTGTGGCAAGTTAAAAAAGGCACTTCTTTTGCACCACCCTCTGCATTCACAAGATATTTTGATGGTGCTAATTCTTCGTGGTTGTTACGACTGATTCCAAAGCGTGCTGCAATTGTTCCGGCAACACCTTGCCCATTTTCTCTGCTCGGCGCAGGATTCCCTGACAGGCTGTGGCGCTCAAAAAGAACCGCTGCGGCAAGTCGCCAATCTCCAAGGTATCCGACAACGAACACACGGCGGCGGCGCTGTGCCACTCCAAAGTATTGAGCGTCAAGCACCCTGTATGCGAACCCATACCCGCATTCTGCCAACCCTTCAAGGAAGCTGCCAAAGTCCCGTCCTCCATTGGAGGACAGAACGCCGGGGACGTTCTCCCAGACCAACCAGTTGGGGCGATATTGTTTAGCAATGGCAAGATAGGTAAGCATGAGGTTGCCACG